TGCTCTGGAACCTGATATATGCAATTTTTTAATTAGTTTATTTGACCAGGTTCCTGATAAACACGAGCGCCTTGATAACGAAGGAAAACCTAACTTTACTCAGTTTAATTTCACAGAAAATCGTGAATTAACACCAGAAGTCAATCAAGTTCATAATCATATTATTAAAAAAATTTTTGAGTATCGTGATAAGTATTATGAATTTGTAGATAATCGGGTTTTCCCCAGAGAACATGCTCTTGAGCAATTTCGTATAAAGAAGTATAATCCTGGTGGTGAAGATCAATTTGATACGCACGTTGATGTTGTTGATTATGCATCTGCAAGAAGATTTTTATCTTTTATGTGGTATTTGAATGACGTTGAAAGTGGTGGTCAAACTATTTTCAAGGATGTTCAAATTCAACCAAAACAGGGAACTTTAATTATGTTTCCTCCGCTTTGGATGTTCCCTCATAAGGGAGAACCTCCTATTAGTGGTCCAAAGTATATTATGAGTGCCTATTTGCATTACAAATAATGGAAAGAATTGAAACTACTATTTTAAGGAACCTTGTATTTAATGAAGATTACTCACGAAAAGTTATACCTTTCATACAACCAGATTATTTTGAGCAAAAGGCGGAGAAGGTCATTTTTGATGAGATTGTTCAATTCATTGTTAAGTACGGTTCAGCAATCACCATTGAAGCACTCAATATTGAGGTAGAGAATCGCACTGATCTTAATGAAACTGAAGTCAAAGAGATCCGAGAAATCAATTCTTCTCTGAATGATGCTGCTGTCGAAAAGCAGTGGTTGCTTGATACAACTGAAAAGTGGTGCCGTGATCGTGCCATTTACTTGGCACTTATGGAGTCAATTCATATTGCTGATGGTAACAATGAAAAGAAGAATCGGGATGCTATCCCATCTATTCTTTCTGATGCCCTAGCAGTATCCTTTGATAATAACATCGGGCACGACTATCTTCAGAATTATGAGGAACGTTATGAATTTTATCACCGCAAAGAAGATAAGATCGAATTTGATCTGGAATATTTCAACAAAATCACAAAAGGTGGTCTTCCTAATAAGACTCTCAATATTGCTCTCGCTGGTACGGGGGTCGGGAAATCCCTCTTTATGTGCCACGTTGCTAGTGCCGCGTTGCTACAGGGCAGGAACGTACTCTACATCACTCTTGAGATGGCGGAAGAGCGAATTGCAGAAAGAATTGACGCAAACCTTCTCAATGTCCCGATTCAGCAATTGGTTGATCTCCCACGCCAGATGTTTGAGAACAAAGTCACAAACATCTCAAAGAAAACACAAGGAACTCTTATAATTAAGGAGTATCCAACTGCTTCTGCTCATAGTGGACACTTTAAGGCACTGCTTAATGAGTTGGCACTTAAGAAATCATTCAGACCTGATATTATTTTTATTGATTACCTTAATATATGTGCTTCCAGTAGGTATAAGTCGAATCTTTCTGTCAATTCATATTCATATATTAAAGCGATTGCTGAAGAACTTCGCGGTTTGGCAGTGGAATTCAATGTTCCCATTGTCTCTGCTACCCAGACTACCCGCAGTGGTTATGGGAACTCTGATGTTGAACTTACTGATACTAGTGAGTCCTTTGGTCTCCCTGCTACTGCTGATCTTATGTTTGCCCTTATTAGCACTGAAGAGTTGGAGGGACTTGGGCAGATTATGGTGAAGCAATTGAAGAACCGATACAATGACCCCACTATCTACAAGCGTTTCATTGTAGGTATTGACCGTGCTAAAATGAGACTGTACGATTGTGAACAGTCAGCACAAAAAGATATACTTGACTCTGGAAACGAAGACGAGTATAATGACTACGAAGACAAGAAACCTAAAAAATCGTTTGAAGGATTTAAATTTTAATGGAAACCGCTAAACACGTTAATTTTGATAAGTATGCTGAGTTTGTAGATGCTGTAACTTCTGACGCATCTAAGGACTTTCTTGCCCTCTCCGATCGTCTGGTTGAACTGGATGAAAAAGGTGCTAATATTGAGCGACTCCTGACTGCTGCTGTTGGTATCAATGCCGAAGGTGGTGAGTTTATGGAAATCGTCAAAAAGATGGTGTTTCAAGGCAAACCTTATAACGAGGACAACCGCGAGCACCTGATTATCGAACTGGGTGATATTATGTGGTATGTTGCCCAGGCTTGTATGGCACTGGATACGACACTTGATGATGTAGTTGCTCGTAATGTTCAAAAACTTCTCAAGCGTTATCCTGAAGGTGCTTTTGATGTTTATTTCTCTGAAAACCGTGCTGCTGACGACCGATGACTAAAGATAAAAAAGTAACAATTAAAATGGATGCCCGTTCTGCCGCTGCAGTTCGTCAAATCCTTTTTGAAGCACAAAAAGGATATACTTATGATGAAGTAAGTGTTCCTCCCCGCATCTCTGATATTCGTACAGTCATCCAAGACATTGATGAGAGCATTGGTGCCGTGCTTGGCGTTTGATAAATATTTCAAAAAATATGTCTCTTCTTGGCAAAAGAAAAGGAAGACCAACGACTCAAATTCAGTTTGACGCAATTCTAAAAAGATTCGTTGTCTTCTTAAAAAGAGAGTTGCGTCTTACTTATGATATTCCAGTCATTCTTATAGATGATGCTGACTTTGCAAAAAGAATTGCAGCATTCGGGGAAATAACAAAAGATAATACTATTCACTTAAGTATTATCAATCGTCATCCTATTGATATATTGAGAACTCTTGCTCATGAATATGTTCATTATAAGCAGCATATGGAGAAAGGTTTAGACCGTAAAAGTTCTCACGCTGGTAGTCCAACTGAAAATCAAGCAAATGCAAAAGCAGGTGAATTGATGAGAAAGTATGGTCAACTTCATCCAGAACTATTTGACCTTATGCCACTTCGGTGATATAATGGTCTCATTGGGGAATTAGCTCATTTGGTAGAGCACTGCCTTTGCACGGCAGGGGTGAGGGGTTCGAGTCCCCTATTCTCCACTTGCCCAAGTGGTGAAACTGGTATACACGCATGACTTAGGATCATGTGCTTCGGCGTGGAGGTTCGAGTCCTCTCTTGGGCACTTCTAAATAAAAATAAAAATGGCGGCATTAAATCCAGCACAACTTGCAAAAAGAAATAATTTTAATATCTTTTTAACAAGAATTAGGACAGGTGCAGATTTTACATTAAATGAATCTAATGGATCTACTGTAAAACTGGATAAATCTATTTTAAAAGATTTGAGTTCTATCAGTCATTTTGATAGATTTAAAAGTGGAAATTCTATTATACTCCCGACTACAACTGGAAAGTATATAAGATTGACTGATCTCTATAAAGACTCTCAATTTTCTGGAAGAACACAAGCGACTACAGCACAAGAAGATGCTCAAATTATAAGAATAAATCAACAACTAGAAAAAATATTTGATAAACTGGGTACTGAATTTATACCTTTAAAAGTCGGCACTACAACATATCAAGTTGGTCTTTGTGAAAGCACTCCTGGAACTCCAAAATGTGATTTTCATTTTGTAGGTCAAAATGGATATGTTGGACATGTATCCCATAAAGCTGGAACTGGGGCAAAAGCATTTCAGCAATGGTCTGGAACTTCTCAACGAGTAGAACCTGCCATATTCAATCATCCAGAAACACAAGCATTTATAAACACATTGAAAGATAGATTTCCAAATGGAATGCCAGCAGCTACTACGGTTGGTAGAGGTATTCAGGATGATAACTTAAAAAAAATGGCAGTCTATGGAAATGGATATGGTGGACCAAAAGGGGAGAATAATGTCGATGTTACTATGCAAGGAGTTTTAGATGTTCAAAATAGAGGGAGATATTATGAATTAACTTGCACTGGACACAAACTTAATAATGGAGACAGAATAACTGGAAATTATGAACCTGTATTTTTAGCTGTTTATAAAGGTGATAGAAGTGATCATGGTATAAAAGGGGCTAGAGTTATTATTCAACCAATAGGTGGTAGAACTGTATCAAAGTTCATATAGAATAAATATAAGTATCGAAGAGTTAATCGGATTATATTTCACTGTAGATAATGAAAAGTTTTTTCCAGTTCATAACAGAAGCTTCTGCATCTCAACAAGCCCAGCGTCTTGGTCTTGTTGGAGATGGTCATGGTGGATGGTACGATAAGCAAGGAGAGTTCGTAGCAAAAACTGAAGGTGGGCAATTAAAGTTTTATAATAAGCGTCAAAAAGTAGGTCAGAAAGACGGACCACAAACTGAAAAAGAAAAAACAATTGCGTCTCCTGGATATCAGGATCCTGCAACTGCCCAACAACCACAACAACAGGCACCTGCAGAGCAACCACCTGCTCCAGAACAACAAGCAGCAGCACAAGAACAACCACCAGCACAATATCTTCCAGTTCCTAAAACAAAAGGAACTCTTACAATTGCTTTTGGTCGTTTTAATCCACCAACAATTGGGCACCAACAATTAATGGATGTTGCAGCACAGGCAGCGTCTCAGGATAAAGATGGTGAATATTTAATCTTCCCATCAAGAAGTCAGGATAAGAAAAAGAATCCTCTTGATCCTGATACAAAGATTGCTTATATGCAGAAGTTTTATCCAAATCATGCAGGCAATATCGTAAACGATGCCAATACAAAGACAATTTTTGATGTCTTAAAAATGGCACATAATAATGGTTATGCTGGTGTAAGAATTATTGGTGGTGCTGATAGAGTTAAGGAATTTGAAAAACTTTCTAGTCAATATAATGGTCAACTTTATAACTTTGACAATATTGAAGTTGTCTCTGCTGGTGATAGGGACCCTGATGCACAAGGAGTTGAGGGCATGTCCGCATCAAGAATGAGACTTGCTGCAGCAGAAGGAGATTTTAAAACTTTCCGTTCAGGTCTTCCTCCTGAAGTTAAACCAGCAGAAGCAAAAGAACTTTTCAACATCCTTCGTGGTGCCATGAGTGTTAAAGAAGGTTGGGATATCTGGCAGATTGCACCTAAGTTTGATTTTCAAACTCTTCGTGAAAATTATCTTACAGAGTCTATCTTTAAACTAGGTGAAAAAGTTGAAAATTTAAACACTGGATTAGTTGGACGTATTATTCGTAGAGGCACTAATTATTTAATTTGTGTCACCGAATCTGGTCAAATGTTTAAATCGTGGATTAAAGATTTAACTGAATACACTGAAGTTAGAATGGATAGAAAAATGAGACTTCCTGGAAAACCAAATACTCTCATGGGAACTTTAGGTGCCTTTAGACATTTTTCTGATATGACTCCTGGTGCAATTGGAACTGGAAAAGAGAATTTGCAGTATGGTGGAAAAGCATATAGAGGTTATAATATAAAAGAATTCATAAATAAGTATAGAAAAAAGTAAATTAAAGAATTTCCATGGCTAAAATTACAGGTGGACCTCATCGTGGACATGCCGCTGGTGATACTGATATTGAAAAGCAAGCATCTCAACTTGCTTCTGATGTGAAATATAAAGTTAGGAAAAAAATGGGTCCCACTACTCATATGAATCCTGCTCAGGTTGCTAGAGCATATGAAGAACAGCTGAACAGATCTAAAACGGCAGGCACACCACCTGCTGTTATAGCACTTGCGAAGAAAAAATTGATGGGTGCTCCTAAACCTGCTGTAAGAAAAGAAGAATTTGATAATGGCGCAGAATTGGCAACAGAAAGTGTTGCAAATGCACTGTATAAAGTTTTTGTAGAGAAATCGACACCAAATATTGAGGAGCAAGTAAAAGAATTAAAAGAAGCATATTCGAAGGTTAATAGAAAAGGAGAAAGACTCTATCATATTATTGTAACTGATAAGAAAACTGGAAATACTTATACTCGTGATGCAACTCGTGAAAAGATTGCCGAACTTCGTGCGAATCCAAATATCGCTTCAGTTGAAATGAGTGAGCGCAAGTTGGATTCTGAAAAAGAAAAAACAAAGGGTGCAAATACTGCAAGAGTAAAAGCAGGTAAAGGTTTAGATCCAGTAGGAAAAGAAGATGGTGATGTAGATAATGATGGTGATAAGGATAAGTCTGATGAGTATCTTTTAAATCGTAGAAAAGCGCGTGGTGCTGCGATTGCTGCTAGAGGAACCCAAAAAGAAGAGTTTCTTGGTGAAGTGAATACTGAAAAAAATAATCCAGATGCGAATACCAAAAAAATTGATGTAATGAAGGGGCAAAATAAAGTTGTAATTGCACCAGAAGTTCCTGGTAGTGGAAAGAAATCCTCGTCATTTATGCAAGTCGCTCATTATGATATGCTAGGTAATCCTCTTTCAGAAGCTGAGATTAAACTTAATAAGTTAATTCAAGAAAAAACTTTGACAGCAGCAGAAACGGCAAAGAAAGAAGAAATTGCTAAAAGTTTGAAAAAAAAGTATGGTAAAACTGCCAAGACTTATGCTATTGCAACTTCTGTAGCAAAAAGAGTTGCTGAAGAAACAGTCGCTCAAGCAGATAAAAAAGCAAAGAAAGAGCAGGATGAAATGGATCCTCGTTCAATTCCAACTGCTGTAAATCTTGCCAAAAACAAATTGAGAGCAATGGGTCTTAAGTGTTCTTATGAACCAGAAGGTGAGCAAATTGATGAAATGCTCCCAGCACTTGCCGCAGGTGCTGCTCTTCTTGCCGCACCAGCAATAGCTAAAAGAGTTTTTGATAATCCAGTGAAAAAAGCACTTGATAATGCAACAAAGAATAATACACTTCCACTTGCAACAGGTGGAAATATGCAGCAATTGAGGCAGGCGCAAAATAATTCTTATGAACCAGAAGGTGAAGTCCTTGGTGAGGAAGAGTATGATAGAGCAAGAGATAGAAGACAAGAAGTTGGTGGTGTGAGTGCTAATCAGGATCAGAAACCTGCAAGACCTGCACCTGCACCAGGAACTCAACGCAAGAGAAAAAGAAGATCAAGTGCTCCTTCTGCAATAGACCTTGTAAGGCAATCTATTATTGCTAAACATGGCAAAGGATCATTAATGTGATTCATAAATAGGACAGGATACTCTTCACACGGAGGTCATCATGTCTGCACTAATCGCATGGTGTGTTGCTAATCAGGCTCTTATCGCAACTGTACTTTTTGCAGTTTCGGAAGCACTTGGAGCAAACCCAAAGGTAAAATCAAACGGTATTCTTTCACTCATTCTTTTACAAGTCCAAGGACAATTGAAGAATAAGGGTGCTAAAGATTTAACTCCTGGAAACTAAATAGAAGGAGACCAAACTTAAGGTCTCCTTTTTTTATAAATATCAATATAATAAAGAAATTTATCAGGTACGTCAAATGTCTCTTTGGGGAAGAAACGATAATAAAGGTTCAGGCGGAACCGTAACTCTAAACTATGCAACTGGAATTGTTACCGGAACTGGAACGACTTTCGGTAATGTTGGAGCTGCAGCGACTGGTGATGTAATTCGTTTTGGAATTAGAGGTGGTGGTGGAACATATTTTGGTGATGCAGTAATTGTTGGGATTGCAAGCACAACACAACTATCAATTGCTTCTACTACAGGACTTTCTGGCGCTGCAATCGCTGCTACAAGTTTTCATATTAGCGAACTTCCAAAATATACTGTCCTAGATTACAGCTACAGCAATAAACTTGATGCTGCACAAACTCTTACTAATTTGGGTATTACCGGAACTGCGTCTACAAATGCTAACGTAGGTGTATCGACAGTATCTGTCGGTTCAACTGCAAATATTATTGTTGGAGATACACTATTGAATGGTGGAAGTGATATTAGAATTACTTCTATTGGGACAAATACAATTTCATTGGCATCAACAATTTCGATTGGAATTGCTACAGGGGCAACTCTTACATTTAAGAGATTTGTTGGTGGTTATGATAAACAAGTTTACGGAATCTCAACTTCTGGAGTTGCCGCTGCTTATCGGGGATATACTCATCAAGGATGGGTAGGTGTTCAAACCTACACTGATACTCACGGAAACTTGAGAGTTAAGACTGAAGTTCTCGTTGCAATGTCTGGTATTACAACTGGCGTAGATGCTATTAATTATCCAACGGCTAGATAATTGATATATGAGATTTGATGAGTTGAATGAAGATAACTATTTGTTATTTGCTATAAAATTCTACGATAATCCGCAAGCGATTACGATGGAGGATTTTGAGTCTGACTTGAAACGAATTCGTTATGTTAAAAGATTACTAAAAAAATATAAGAATACTGGTGAACTTAAAGTTCATCTTATTTTGAATCATTTAATCGTACTCTTTAATGTCTTCAATGATGCCACAGTTCCTTTACTTTTCTATAATTTAGAAAAGGAATTATGGCCATCAATTAAAAGTTTTCTTTTATTTTTAAATCGTTTTCCGGAATATCC